GTGGCATTAACCAGATAGAGCGTGGCGACTGCGCTATCCTTCGCCGCGCCGAATTGACCTTGCATCGTTGGCATGAGCAGGAATGCGGCATTGACAACGGCAACGGCGGGACGGTCGTCATATCGCGTGGGGACGAAGACGGAAAGCCGTACAGGTCTATCCATGGTCGCTTGGGCCATATTTGCACCTACCCCGTTTCTGACCTCGAAGCAGGAGCAATTCGCCGCGTTGAAGATGTTTGCAAGTCGCTTGGACTTTACTACTATGTCCAGACCGACCCACGCGGCGCGGCCCTGTTTGTTTCGGATTCCCCGATTAGCGATAACAATTACTCCGGCGCTATTTGCTGCTGTGTTCGTTGACACCCTTTCCGGGGCCTTTCGGGGCCTCGCTGAGGTTGCCAATGGGCAACTAACTAGACACAACACAGGAGATAGGCACCATGACGAAAAAAGAAGCTCTCAACCATTGGCGCGGAATTCCCGCAAACCTTGACCCGCTGCAGCATATGGACGCCATCCCGTACAAGACTACCGGGAGCAGGTACGGGGCGTGTGGCGTCCGTATAGACGGCAATCCTGAATTCGTGGACGCTGTTCTTTCGTGCCTTAAGTCCATGCTGGCGGGAGAATCTGTGCATACTCGTCTTGAACTGGCGCGGCGCGAGGTCCAGAACGATTTTAAAGCCACGCCTAACGCGGGCAGGGGCGCGGAAGTATGCTACATCCGATTGCATGAGCGCGGCAACGAAGGCAAGATTGCAGCTGCTCACTTCGGCCATGATTGACACCCTTTCCGGGGCCTTTCGGGGCCTCGCTGAGGTTGCCAATGGCGGCACCGGAACACTGGAGAATGAACCCCATGATTGAATTTCCATATGTCGTACTCAGCGAAAGCCCCTCGGGATCTATATCGCAGAACCGCTTCTCGTACTACATTGACGCGGCGGTATTCGCCGCTGAACACAAGCACCCGTCGAAGGTCTACAGGGCTTCACTCGATGGCGGCACGTTGTCCAGTCTTCGCAACCCTGCGGACAAGCCCGCCGTGCTGGATCGCATCGAGAAAACAAAACAAGAACTTGAGCGCTCGACAATGCCCGAATTCATACGCGAGACCAAAGAAAAGAGGCTAGCCTACTTGCTCGACATGCTGACCGAATTCCCCGCTTGACGCCCTACAGGCTCCCGTTAGCGCGGGGGCCGATAGGTTGCCAATCACGGCACCACACGAAAGGGAAGACAATGAACGAACACGCTACAATTTGCATGAAGGGCGCGGCTCCAGCTTCGGAAGATGCGCAGGAAGGATTTACTGTATTGCATCCCGGTATCAGTTCCGACTGGCGGGCCGTTCCTTATTCTGCGATATTTGCGCGATTGATGGAGGCAACCCGCAGCGTTCCGATTTTGGCCTATGCGCCACCGATTGAAACGCAATGATTTACTTCGCCCTTCGCCCGTCTCCCGGCTGGTATTTTCTGGCCGACGGAATTACTTATGGCCCCTTCCCGACGGTGGAACGGGCGCAACAAATCCGGAACATTCGAGCATGAGAATAGGACCTGCACACTTACGAGCTATTCGGGTTGCAATGAAAATGACCCAGAAGGAGCTAGGCGAAGAGATTGGTGTCGCTGAAAATACCATCTGGCGCTATGAGCACGGTCATTTAAGATTGACTGAGCGCACACTGAAGGCCGTGAGAGCCGTTGCAAAACTTCGTGGGGTCTGGAATCTATGACCGGCGTGATATTGGCTCTCGGGGCATCCTACGCCCTTTTCTGCGCAGTGACTTGGATACACCTAACCGCCCTCGTTATCATGGGCAAGCGAGAAAGGGAGAAGTATTGAAGCGTAGAGAGATAATCTCCCAAGAGGTCAAGGCGTTCATCCTGTCACTGACCAACAAGCAACTGGCAATACAACTGTTAAAGGCGAAGGCGGGCGGCAATACCCGATGGTACGACCGGCTCCAAGCTGAATTACAACGAAGAAAGGCGAGATAATGAAAAACTACATTAACAACAAGACCACTGACAGATTCCGTGCTGTTTATCACGACGGACAGGGGAATATCATAAAACATGGCACGCCTTGCGAAGTGGCTCGTATGCTTTCCGATAGTGTAAAGCAGGTATGGGATGGTCCATTTTCGTATACCTCTCATGACAGGATGATTGATGGGGCGTGGATTTCCATTGATGAGGTTCGTTGCTAGTGAACTGCATAGAAAAGCACAAAATTATACGGCTCGAAAACGGCGAACCTTTCAGGGTTCCAGAAAAATGGAAAAGTCCGATTGATATATATTCTGCGCGAGCATACAGAGACGTGGCGTATGCGTGCGGGTGGTACCCATATACAGACAGGGGATACCAGAAACTTAAGCTCCAGATAGATAACCTACAGATTGCTTTGGAAAGGACAGAGAATGAATAAGAAACAGGCAGTAGATGCTTACGTGGCGCTTCTGGAGAGCTATTCCAGCGAAGTTAAGTCCGCTGAGAATATGAGCGATTTGCTTGAGTTGGACCGCAAATACATGCACCGACTTGGGGACATGTATTCCGAGCTTGCATTTTCGTTGCCGGATTGAGCGCGATCCAATCAAGATTCACTGAGGCACAACAGACACAGGAGAAGCCAATGAAGTGGGAAGGAAAAACTAAACTCAACCTCCAGAATCCAGCCGACCCGACCAAGCGAGTCTATTTAACCGGTAGCATGGTCGATTTGATAGACTATATCGGCATGGGGAAAGCCGAGGCCAAGCGCGACCCTGATATGGTTCGGGGCCTGAAGAACTTGGAATATTGGAACCATGTTCTGGAAACCGTAACATGATTAAATACCTCAAGCCACGCGGGCCAATTGATAGATTTGGCACACTGTCAGAAGACGTTTTTTATAACGACTATGATAGTCGCACTGGACAGGAGCAGCCTTGTCTTTGTATGCGCCCCGGCTGTCCGCTATGCCGTGGATTGAGGCCAGAGACGGCTGGATACCCGTACTCCGACAGCACCGAAAAATATTCCTTGACAGGATGGGGTCGTTCTGATAAGGTCTAATTAGATACTAACTGGCACCAAGAGGTGTCTAACTGAAAGGGAGAATGCAATGCCCATGTATATCGAATGCAAGATGTGCGCTGAAATGATGCCGACCGGGGAGGAGTTCTACATTGACAACTTCCCCTACTGCGAGTTCTGTCACGATGAACTGATGGGGGAGCGCGAGTATGAAGACGACTGATTCCATTGGGGCCGACCTTTACGCCACGCTTTATGTCATCGAGTACCAGCGCAAATTCAGCCAATCTGACGCGGCAGGTGTGGCTTCGCTGGCCCTTCACGATTATCACCGCGCAACTGGATACCCTGAAAAGGGTCAAGGATGGGAGGATTAAGCCATGGAAAACCCGTGGATTGACCGGCAGGATGCGGATAACAGCGCCGCCGCAGAGTTTACCGAGCGTTGGGAGCGCTTCCTGAGCGACAAGTACAACGCCGAAGTTGCCAAGGCCCTCGTTGAATCTTGGGCCGAACTGAAAAGCCTTTATTGCGGATGGTTTGGCGACGACGCCGACCTGTCCGATGAAATCAGCATGGACGACGTTAAGAGCGCGTTCAAAATCGAGAAAGGGAAGTCATGATTGAGAAGAAGAAGCCGGGACGCCCGCGCAAAGTGGTGGAACCTGTTCCTGATGTTCAGGAGCCTACCAGCGAAGAGATTCTGAGCGGCATCGGCATCGGATTGCCCGAGGTTCAGGTGTCCGGCGTTGGCACGGTGGGCGAGATTCCGTCTATCGTGGTGCCTGAAACGCTCCAGAATGCCCCAGAAGGCGTTAAGACGCCACACAGGTATGTGGCAGAAGTACGCAGGCCGAACGATGTTCCTGAGGCATTCAGGGACGCTGAATACAACGTGGACCTGAGTAAGGTTGATGCGTTCCTCCAGCGTTGCGCCGACATTGGCACGAATCCAGTGATTAATGGTTGCATGATTTCCGAAAGAATTCTGTAGACAGATTCTATCGGTTCTGCTACCATAAAGGTCTCCTTCCCCGGTAAGGGCCTGAGCAAGCCTTTAAACTGCTCGTATCTATACCACCAATTAACGCTTGGTGGACAGTGCGCTACCAAGCGTGGATCTAACTAAGGAGAATAGAATGAGTGATAATGTAGTTACTGCGCCGTTCATGGCCCAGAATCAACCCAGCCCCGCCAATATCGGAAATATCCTGATACGTTACACGTATTTCGATTACCGAACCAAGTCCCGTGTTAATGCGTGCTATCGCATGTGGGCAGAATCCCCCCAAGCTGCTACCAAGCGATTTCTTGACCGACCCTCCGCCCATAACAAGATGTTCATCGTGGACAGCGCCGAGGTCGTGAAGTGATTAACTTCGCCGCCCATCTGGACCCGCTTTGCAAGTGGCAGGACTTTCTCACCGAACCCGAGTGGCTTGCCATGCGTAAGCTGCTCGTTACCGCCAGCGAAGCCTCCGCCATCTGCAATCGCAACTCGTATATGGGTCTTGTACGCCTGTGGTACCTGAAGGCTGGCCTTATCGAGCCTGACGGTATACAGTCCGAAGTTCAGGAAGCTGGTCATCGTTTGGAGCCTGTCATTTCTGCTTGGTTCATGGACGAGACTGGCCGACAGGTCATCGACCCCGGCGACTTCTGCTTGTTCACGCATCCGAAGTATCCCGGCATCGGAGCAACCCTTGACCGTATCCAGTTGGACGGCGACCGCGTTGGTATCCTCGAACTGAAGAACGTCACGGAGTACAAGGCGCAGGACTGGCGCGATGGTCGGATTCCAGAGCACGCCATGATACAGGCCCAGATGCAGATGCTTGTCACTGGATTGACGTGGGGATCCATTGCCGCCCTTATCGGTGGCAATAAGTTCCTGTGGCGTGACGTGGAAGCTAACCCAAGGTTTCAGGCTGCTATTGTTCGCCGTGTTGCCGAGTTCTGGCGCAGCATCAAGGAAGGCATTGCTCCTGAGCCTACAGGGCACGCTACGGACGCAGAAACTCTGGACGAGGTATATGGTGACGATGGCGGAATTATCGACGTAGGGGCCAACCTGCGCAATGTGTACGATGAACTGGAAGAGATTGCACTCACGAAGAAACCCCTTATCAAGCGCGAGGAAGACTTGAAGGCCATCGTGAAGGCCAGAATGGGCGATGCCACACGCGCCATTGGCATCGGTTACGAGTTCCGGCGTGGTGTTACTATCGACGCGAACGGCAAGAAGACTGTTCGCCTGACAAGGAAAGGCATAGACAATGAGTAAGTCACTGACACTGAAGGAGAAGGCCAACGATGTTCGGTCCCTCCTGAAGCAATACGAAACCCAGATTGCAGAGGTTCTGCCGTCCCACCTGACTCCTGAGCGCATGATTCAGGTTGCCATGGCCGCATGTTCGCGCAACCCAAAGCTGCTGGATTGCTCCAAGGCTTCCATCATTCAGGCGGTTATGTCGGCTTCCGAGCTTGGCATGGACCTGAATCCTGTCATGGGCCACTGCGCCATTATCCCCTACAAGGACACCGCGACCTTCCAGCCCATGTACAAGGGTCTGCTCGACCTTGCGTATCGCTCTGGTCGTGTCACGATGGTTCAGGGTCATATCGTGTACAGCAATGACGAGTTCGCATATGAGTTTGGCCTTGACCCCAAGCTGACCCACAAACCCGTAGCCTCCGACCGGGGCGAGAAGATCGGGGCCTATGTCATCGCCCGAATCAAGGACATGGACCCTATCTTCCACTACATGAGCAAGGAGGACATTGAGAAGCACCGCGACAAGTACAGCCGTGCATGGCAGAAAAGCGATTCCCCTTGGCAGACTTCGCCTGACCCCATGTGGCTCAAGACCGTGTTTATCCAGTTGTGCCGGTGGCTTCCGAAGAGCACGGAGATGGCGAACCTTGAGAAAGCCGTTCTGCGCGACTATGAGGCCGAGACTGGCATGAAGGTACTGCCTGACGCAACGATTGACGTGGAGGGCATTGTGGTGCCCGACACGGACGCTCTGGACGCTATTGCCGACGAACTGGACAAGGCTTCCGGCGACTTGGTGATTGACACCGGAGAGGAGTTTGAGTTTGATTGAGAAACGCAAACAAGCCGAACGGATGCTAGCTATCTTCGAGCGCATTGACACCAAGCGACTGCCAGAAGACAGGAAAGAAGAATTCCTGCTCAAATTGGAGTCAATGTTTGATTGGTTCGACCCTACACACATATCCGACGCTGTTCTGGAGGTGGTCCTGAAAGACTGCATTGCGGAACAGATAGCCAAGCGCAACTAGAAGGAAACACAATGTCAAACGCAAGAGACCCACGGCTTAACAATCTCGTTATCAGCGGGAAGCTAGGCCGAGACCCTGAGAAAAAGCACCTTGGCGGAAGCGTGCTATGTACTCTGTCACTGGCCCACACGGAGCGATACAAACAGAAAGACGAATGGAAGGAGAAGACCGTCTGGGTTGACGTGAAGGTATGGGGCAAGTCCGCCGAGTACATTTGCGAGAAGATGAGCAAGGGTCAGATTGTCATTTGCTCTGGCAAGCTGAGCATGGAGTCATGGGAGAGCAAGGAAGGCAAGACAATCAACAAGCTGGTCATGGCTGCGCATTCAGTAGAGGCGCTGGAATGGGCCGACAAGAGCGAGTCATCCAGCACCAACGAAGACGATGAGGTGCCGTTCTGATGATGGATCTAAACCCTGATATTGTGGCCGCGCTACACTCAATAAATGGTAGCTTACGGTTTTTTCTGGGGATTATCTTTGTCGCTTTGCTGTGGAGGGGCAAGCGATGAGCTACGAATTCACCATAATTGGCAAGCCGTATCCGCTTAAACGACCACGCCGCGCATCGTTTGGAGGCATGTTTGACCCAAAAGAGAATGTTCACGCAAAAAGGATTGTTTCAGAAACAGCGAAAGGTGCTATCAGAAGCCCTCTTGAAGGCCCCGTAAGGCTTTGTGCGGTGTTTTATTTCGAGCGACCAAAGTCTCACTTCGGAAAGACAATTAAAGCCTCTGCGCCCGTTTATCACACGCAACGACCAGACGTAGACAACCTTGTAAAGACTATCCTTGACGGATTAAATGGTACTGCATGGCATGACGATGCTCAGGTTGTCGAAATAGAATGTCGAAAAGAGTGGGCCAATGAAGCAAGTACGTGGGTCCACATATCTCAACCGAAAGGAAGATGAAATGAATCACAGAACATGGAAAATGGAAATCTGCTACAGCACTCCGTTGACCGAATTGCGCAACGAGCACAACGCGCTCTACGCCGACTGGAAGCAGTCCAGCCTCGAAGCCGAGCATCTTGCGAAGGTCAACGGCGACCTGTGCGACAAGATTGCTGAGTTGAAATCCCGGCCCGTGTTGACGTGGGAGGAGTGTGAGAAGGAGTGGATGCGACTTAGAGGCAGCATGGAAGATGGCGTACCCATACAGAACAGGAAGTTCCTTGCGTGGCTCCAGTCCCGTCTTCCCGCGCCCATCCGCGTGCCGTTCTCGGACCATATTGTTGACGCTAACAAAATGGTGCTGGAGCGGGCGAGCGATGAGGAGTTGGGAAAGCTGGCTTACGACACACTTTACCCAACACCGTCCCTTCTATGGAGCGCAGAAACTACGTGCTGTAAAGCTAACTGGGTTCGCACCGCCGCCGCCGTCCGGGCCCGCGTCGAGGCCCCGTTGCTGGCGGAGATTGCGCGGCTGGAGGCGGAGATTGCCACAGAGCGCGACAAGGCGAACCGTTTCGACGCGACAGCACAGGGATTGTCCGAGATCGTGGACGGCCAGAAGCGGGATAAGGACAGCTTGCTAAATTTGCTGGTGCGTGTCACGTACGAGCGCGACACCCTCCGCGCCCAACTGGACGCCGTGACGGCGGAGCGGGATGCCGCGCAGGACGATGCCGCCGCCATTTTTGATATAGCCTCCCAAGACGATGCAGATACCCCACTGGAAGCCGTGCGGAAACTGAAAGAATACGCGGACACCATCGAGTGGCGTGAGGCGCATACGGAATCTGCGAACAATTCGCTGTTAGAGCAACTCGCCGCCCTGCGCCAGCTCACGACCGCCACCCCGACCGACGCGCAGGTAGAGGCGCTGGCTAAAGCAATGCACGCGAAAACGCGATTCATTGGATGGAATGAAATGCTCGATGTAGGACGTGAATCGTGGCGCAATTCAGCCCGCGCCGCCTACGCCCACATCGGGCGCGTGCCGGTGGGGTGGGAGTTGGATGTGCATCCAGACCAATTGGAACTCTACAAGTGGGTAACGATGCCCGATGGTGGATACGCATACGCGACACAGCAAGCCATCGACCTCTGCCGCTCCCGCATCAAGCCGGTATACGAGTGCAAGGAGTGCGCGAAGAAGGAGGAACAATATCAAGACTTGATCAGCGCCGGGAATGATGAGGCAGATCGAATCAATAAGGCTATGGAAGCAATTGACGCAGCCCGCGCCGCGCTGGAGGGCGAGTGATGGAACCGGAATCCGCATGGCACGCGCTAACCGGTGAACACGGCCCAGCGCCGAAGGAGAAGGAAATGAGCCGACGCGAGGAAGTGAAGAACAAGTTAATCAGTTGTCGGAATGTGATAGATCGCGGCACCCTAGCCCGCACGCTGGCCGACGAGGTGGACGCCGAACGGGCCATCGTCACGAAGCTGCTGGAGATGCTGGAACCGGGAGTTGAGCCGAACGATTTTCAGTTTTGTTTCAATCTCAATCCAGATGGAGACTTTAAGGCCGCACATGATGCATGGAAAGGCAAAGCCGAACTCCACGCCCGCGCGTGCGAGATCGCAGGGAGGGAAGAGTGATGGATCGGTGGACAACAGAAGAGACAGAAGACGGATTTCGACTGAACTACTCCGAAGACTTTTCCGTTTATGCTTACGCAGATGCCGCAGCGCTGGAAGAAATCAAAGACGCCCACAACGCCGACTGCGACCGCCTCGCCGCCGAGCGGGACGAGTGGAAGCGGCGGTGCGAGGCTGTGGTGGAATGGGTGCAGCAAACAGCGGATCTCGGCTCAGCAGATGAGCACACGCTCGCCATCGCGGAGGGCCGGGACAATGGGTAAATTCTCTAACGTAGACTGGCGGCTGTGTCTTTGGTATGCGGCGGTATCATCGTTTGTGGCGGCTTGCTTTATGCAGGTGCCCGAGCGCATAGCGATTATAACTATTGGTCTCGTCTGCCTGCTATTACTGAAAGGATCATTGAAATGAATGAGCACGAGTGTGAGAATTGCGACATTGTAATTGTTGGCGACAAAGACAGAAAGCTCTGCTTCTACTGCCAGATGGCAGCAGACGACAAAACGGCACAGGCTAAAACAACCGCCTACGAAGCCAGGATCTCGGAACTGGAGGCAACCGCCAGCGCCGAACTGGCTAAGGAGAACGCAGATGACGCCACACGCGCCGCAGAATAACGGATGGATGGACCCAGACCCGAAAGGAATGTGGTTCCACGCAGGCGAAGTTGAAGCGCTGGAGGCGGGACTCGCCAAGCTGGAGGCAGAGAACGACACCGCCACGCATCAAATCGAATCGCTGGCAAACCAGTGTCAGTTTCAGGCCGAGCGGCTTGTCACGCTGGATGCGGAGAACGCGGAGTTGCGGCAGGAAATAGTCTACTGGAAGAAAAGCTGCATAGGCAATTCCGCCGACCTCGCCGCCGCCAACGCCACGCTGGACAGGCTGCGTGAGGTGGTGCCGAGTCGCGAGCACTGGATGCACTGCTGTCAATGCGGGATGATAATGACACCACGACCGACACTTGATATTCAGGAGTGCCCTAACTGCTTTGCGATGCTGCAAGAAATACCGGGCAAGCTAATAGCCATCCTCTACCCGACACCGGAGAACGACAATGATTCGACCAGTTAAGTGCGCACAAGACTGCGGCTCAGGGGCTGCACTCAGCTACCGACGCGAGCCAGACGATGGACTGTACAGCGACATGCTGATAACGGTCTGGAACGGCGACGGAGAAAACGAAGCTGGCATCTACGTCAACCGAGAAACGGCATCCGAACTGCGGATGTATCTGGAAGAATTTGAACGCATCATGAAAGGACGGAAAGCATGATTGAACGCCTCTCACTGGGCGCAACGCTGCACCCGCAGGGGAACTTCACCCAAGCCCGCGACTTCGCCGCCGAGGAATGGTGCACCGACACGCCGGAGCGGCCAGACTCCATCACCACGCGCCGCTGGAAGATGACGCTCGACTACGGCGGCACCAACCAGCAGTACGGCTATTACTGGGATGGCTTGTTTCGGTACACGAACGGCACCCAATGCCGCGTACCTGCGAGATGGGCGTACCTGCGACTCCAGCCGGAGTTGTGGAACGGCTCACAGTTCACGCTGCCGGACGGGAGCATACCGCAGCCACGCGCAGCAGATCCGAAGCAGGGCGTTCACATCGACATGATCGCCGGGCAGCAACTTATCGACATCCTGAAACGCAGCTTCACGACGACGCAGATCATGGACATGATGGACGCTTCGCCATACGACGAGCCGGACACGGGCGCGCCGGAGGCACAGGCATGAAAAACCCATGGGAAGATGAAAGCCTAGACATAATTGAGCGCATCCACGCGTGGGAAGAAACCAGCCCATCGGAACTGAGCAAAGAAGAATGGCGGTACGTTGCCGTTGACCTGCTTCGCGATGCGCACGACGTAATAGCCGCACTAAGAGACACGGGCGCACCGGAGAATAAGGAGCACAACAATGGGTGACATCGAATACAACGCAGCCGAAGCTGCCCGCTACGGCGAGCTTCACCCGGACGCCACGTTCGTACTCGCCGCCGACTACGCCGCGCTTGAAGCGCAGGTTCAACAATTTCGGGACGCCTACACGAACGACCGTGAAATTATGGCTGAGAACGTGGCACAGATTAGTGCCCACGAAGCACGGATAGAGGCGCTAGAAACTACGCTAGACGCGCTACGACAGCGACAGGCGGAGGTGCTGGTGCAGTGCCCGAAGGACTCGACTTGCTGCGCTGGTATGTGCCGCCTGTCTCGCATCCGCGCCATCATCGACGACACGGGCGCGCCGGAGGGGCCGTTAGCATGACCACCCTCACCCGCCTCTGGCACCAGTTCTGGCGCGACCTCGCATTCAACAACCGACTCGCAACCGCAACACACAAGCAGCGCAACAAGCAGACTGCCTTGGCAACACCACGCAACAAGAAGCTGAAAGGATGGCAGAAGCGTTGAATTACGAAGTGGCTTTGGCTAGGATACTTGCCGTTGTGCATCCAGAGACTAGCCCAATCAAGGCCGGTCGCATGGTATGCCGGAAGCAGATCCTCATGAATGCGTATCTCGAAATCAAGGGAATTTTGGAAGAGGAAGGAATCATTGATGCTGACACAACTGACGATTGACGCACTCAACAGGCGCATAGCTAAGTCCGAAGAGAAGTACGGGCCTCTCAGAAGCCAAGCAGAGGCCATTGGGGCGCTCAAGCTGGAGGTCTGGGAGGTCATGGAGGCCATGCACGAGCGACAGGACGAATGGGTGTACGAGGAGATGCTTGACGTGGCTAATGTGGCAATACGTTGGGCGCAGAGGATTAAGGAGACAAGCGCGAAATGACATACCAAGCATTTTGCCAAAGGTGCGGCAAGAAGTTCGAGTCAACACATGAACTTGGTGATGATTTCGTATGTACGTCTTGCTACATCAATGTTCCCGACGATTCCCATTACCACAAGGGCGACATTGACCCGTGGGCGTACATCAAGGCCAACAAGCTGGACTTCTTCGAGGCATCCGTGGTTAAGTACATTACCCGCTGGAAATACAAAAATGGCCTTGACGATTTACGCAAGGCCAAAGTATATGTTGAGGAGCTAATAAGTCAGGCGGAGGCTAGTCAGCAAGAGCCTTCTTAACCCAGTCTGGCATCTTCGGCTCCACATAGTTTCCATTGATAAGCCGGTTTCGATCTCTTGGAGTATCGAGACCGGCTTCTTTTAATGACTTCACGATAAGCATGTCATCCACGCCGAACCGCTTCATGCCTTTAATCATGTCGCTTGCTTCGCGCCACGCCAGCTTGTGAGCCTCAACGCGCTGCTTGTACTGCTCCATGATGGCTTCTCTGTCTTCTGCCTTCACGGCCTTGCCAATGTCTCGGTTCTGTTCCTGACCAGCCTTTTGGAGCGCTATGGCCTTGTAGAAGAGTGACTTCGGAAGGTCAACGTCAACAGTGCGCTGGCCTGAGAGTTCATCAAACGCCTTGCCAACCTTGTCCTCGGCCTTGGATACGTTCACGACGGACTTGTAGGCACCGGGAGACATATCCTTCCAGAACTGTGCGCCACGCTTGTACCACTGCTCGCCCATCGGGTCGGACTCGGTGAAGATTGGCTTGTTGTCGCTGTCAATGCCGTACCACTGATTCCGAAGGGCCATGAAGCCAATTTCAGGCTGATAGAGTGGGCTTGCAAGCTCCTTTGCGAAGTCATGCACGCCCTGACCGATGGTTTCAGCCCTGAAGAATGCCGTCAACGGGTCGAATGCAATGGCTTGCGGCACCATGGCACTCAGGTTGTACGCCTTTGCCTTGCCAGTCACACGGTCAATATCGTACCACCCGAAGGTTCCAGCCTTATCCCAAGACGGCTGCGCCATGCGAAGCGTCTCTTCATCGTCATCGTCAACGTCGTTCTTCATCTTGTAGTACTGCGATATGCCTTCCAGCGTAGCGGCAGCGACCATCATGGAACCAGCACGCTTGAGGCCCTGATTCCTGAGAACGGTATTACCGGTCCTCTGGCCCTCCACAATGTCCTGCTTCGCTTGGAGCATAGTATTTGCCATGCCACGCGGAACTTCAGCGTAGAAGGCAACGAAGGGCGCTATGAGGGGGTTGTGGCGCAGTACCTTTACCGCATTGGGCAGTTCCGAATAGGTGGTGTAGAAACGTCTCACGCGAAGGGCAGATTCAACGTCAAGCTGACGTTCACTCCAATTGGGGTATGCTTCCTTGAGCATGTCACGTTCTGCCAGCCATCCGAAGGTCTTCCACACATCGTCGCCAGCCTGATACAAGGCAAAGGCTTGCTCTACGCCCATGCCAAGCGCGTTGGAGATGGACTTGAAGATATGTGGGTCAGCGCCATAGACCTTCTCAATGGCCGAATCTGCCATCTCTGGGGCCTTCTTCATCAGGCTTGCGAGACGGGTCTTCTTCGTCTCGGCACGCTGCTTCTGAAGCTCTGTGGTGCCTATGGTGTCCTTCAGAACGCCAAGACCTATCAACTTGTTGCCAAGTGTGCGAATGCCCTTGTCGTGCCTTGTGGACGTTTCAATCCTAGCGACCTTCATCGCCAGTCTCATGCGATTGGCTATGGCCTTTGGGCTTCCATAGAACAAGTGGTGGGCCTGTGCTGCGATGAAAGAGTTGGACCAGAAGTTAAGCGATGCCGTCTTGGGGGACAGGGCCGTCATGCCAGCCTTGGTGACAGAGTTAAGGAAGGCAAGTTCACCGAGCATACCAGTTATTTCATGGTGTGCAACAGCCTCTTGCATGGCCTCCTTGAAGTCTCTCTCGACCATGGAGCCAGCCATAGCGCCATAACGACCTATCTCGCTTGGGTTGAACCGGTCCTTCTTCGCGGCACCTTCTTCAAACGGAACTAGTCTATTCTCTCGAATGAGACGGTCGTACTCGTCGTTGAAGTCTGGATGCGACGGGTCGGTATCAACTTCCGTATGGGCCTTGATAAGGTCCGCAGAGAATACGGTCTTGCCTTCACCGATACGCGCCACTGCACGCAGGAACCGATGGTTTGCAATCAGATTGGCTTGTGCGGTAAGCGTCTCAAGGAAGTTTACGATACCGTCCTTCTCAACGCCCCAAAGGTCAAGGATGGACTGGTCAAACTCACCGCGCTTCTGCAAAGTGGACAAGTCCTTGGTGCCCAGTTTCTTGCCACGACGAACGATTGACGGCTCCGTGTTGTCAGCAATGTTCATGTAGCCATTGAGAATGCGCGTTACTTCAGTAGAAGATGGGTCAAGCTCTTCTTCCTTGGCAATGTGCTTACGAACGGCATCCTTCATCTTCTCTGAAATCTGGTTCTTCCAATCAGGATCCTTGAATATCTTGAATGTACGACGAAGGTAATAGCCCTCTTGATTCTCAATCTTCTCAGCAGTGGCCTTGGAGGCTACGCCTTCATTCCTGAGTTGGCGAGACAGTGCATCTACCGTGGTCCGCATACGCTCAGCAGACTCACGCATTGGCTCAGGAAGGGCCTCTAGGCGTGCTTGCTTCACCTCTGGATCTTGCTCGATGAGAAACTTATTCAGCATCTCACGCATATCTTCAGGGGCTTCCTTGAACCGATTGGCAGCAGACTTAGCCCTGCCCTTGCCTTCGTTGATGAATGTGCGATAGCCCTCGTTGAAGTCGATAACCGCTTGCTCCCCCTCAGACACGAGACGCGCAATGGTCCCGACACGAACCACGTTGGCGTTCTTGGTGTCTTTGCCAAGGCCATGAGAGAACTCAATGGACTTAGTGGACGCGGCCTTCTTGACGATCTCAAGAACCTTCTTCGCGGCATCCTTGGCTAGCCCGATGTTTACGGCACCAGTTTCGTCACTGCGCTTCTTGCCCTTAGTGGGATTCGGGGCCTCTTCCTGCTTGGAAAACACGGCGTCCATAATGTCACCGTGCGCCTCTTCGTACTTGGCCTGAAGCGCTGGCTTTACGTCAAGCGAATCGAGAGCTTTGTCAACGGCGTCACGGACCTTTGTAATACCCTCGTCGCTCGGGTCGAACGAGATGGTGTTGGTCGATGGGTCGTAGGAGACAATGTTGCTCGGAACAGACTCCAGAATGCGCTTCACCGTGGTCTTCTTGGGCACGCTGGCTGTGGTGGTGCTGCCGGTTGCGGGAGCGCTCTGGGATTGCTGTGGCGCTTCGGCGGGCTTCTTACCAAACATGCGATCAAACACGTCTTTTATTTCTGGCGTTATCTCTATCCCTTTGTACCAGTCACGGTATTCAGGAGATATGAGCCGGATAAAAAGCTCGTCCATCCAGTTTTTTACTTTTTGGAATATGCGCTTGAGCGCAGGGGTCGGAGCTTCGCCTGTTTCGATATATTTAGACAGCCCCAGAGTAAATTTTTCTTCTGCTTCCCTATTCCAGCCTCCGCCCTTCTCGACTTCTGTTACGCCTGCCCATTTTTTTGCAACCTCAATGTCTTCAAGCGTTACGTTCCCGCGCTTTGACTGTGGAAGCTGTTCGTCGAAAAGTATATTGCGAAATACGTGCCCTACCTCATGTAGCGGCATGGCGGGATTGCCTCTTACTTCGGTAGATTTTGCACCACTAAGGATGAAGGCGCGTAGTTTCTTTACACCAACCAACTGAGTATCCATAGCCCCACCAGCATCCCACCTGCCGTGGCTAGATACGTAGATCATGTTTTTGTCTATGCCCGTCGCATTGATCAGGGCATCGATCATTGTCGCTTCTTCTTTTGTTATGCCCCACTGATCCTCAAGCTGTTCTGGTGTATATTTCTTGGCTGTTCTTACCCTATCCAGAAGAAAGTCTTCCGGGTAGTCTTTGCTTGTGTCTACGTCCTTACCTGCTAGGCGCTCAGATGCCGTTCCTTTGAGGGCGGGATCGAATTCGCTCTCTTTTTTTAACCGTTCTTCTATGGCCTTACGCTTCTCTTCTCTGTCTTTTAGTATAGCTTCCCTAGTTTCTTCTGGGGACATGAGCTTTTTTTGCGGCTTAGCACTGCTTTCGGGCATGGCCGCTGGCTCTGCTGGAACGTCTAATCCGCCAAGCCATTTGCTCGGAGCCTTGGCCTTGGCGGTCTTTGCTTTAGCCTTCTCTTCAGTTAGACCCATGCCCTTCATGATGTCGCCAACGGAAGATGGCTGGCTCGTCACATCCTGCATGGAAGATTCTGGCTGCGTGCTTTTGAATACATCGCCCTTGCCATATTTCAGTTCAGATCCAAGCGCGGCGGCTTCTGGACTTATTTCCCAAAGCCTAGAGGCAATTGCCTCCTTGATATACGGTGCCTCTCCGTCCATGAACTGCTCTGCCACGATGAGCATGTTCTGCGGTGATGCCTCTCGCTTTACCATGCGCTCAAAGTTTGGCAGCACCTTGCCTAGTTCTTCCTGCCTGAATCGATCGCTCTCCGTATTCACGACTATTTCTGGTGCTTTTGCTTGTTCTGGATTGAATTGTTGTTCTGTGGTGCGCGACTCAAGCATAGATGCTTCTGTGTCAAGCCTGTACTTTGCATAATCGTATGCAACTTTGCCTAGGTCTATGCCATTTATCGTGTAGACGGTCTTCTCTTTCTTGGCCTTTGCCTCAAGCTCTTTGTTGGGTGAGTTCTTGAAAGTCTCTCTATGCTTGGCAAGCCACTCGCGCTCCGTGTCAGTCATCTTGTTCTTGACTTCGGATGCAGCGTAAAGCTCTCCTGCGGTGTATTTTTTATCTATCCACTGGCGGATAGTCATCTTTCCTTCTGCGAATTGCTGCTCTCTATTTAGCGCTTTGGCAATCATTCCGGCCTTAAGTGGCTTTTCGCCATCAGTAAAACCGTAGAATGTTTCCCTATTTGTGCCCTCTCTGCGAACATCGGTTGGCATCCATCCGGCTATGCCCTTTTCGAGTCTTCCGCGAAAACGACGCTTAAGTTCACCTTCTCCAAACTTTGACACATAATCGTCGATGACGTTGAGTGGAAGCGTATCTACTTCAGCTTGCGCGTAAAGCATATCCAGCCACTCTTGCTCCTTTATGTTGCGGAGGTTAGCCATAGCCTTTGGATCTTGTTCGTACTTGCTCTTGTATCTGTTCTTTTCAAGTTCTGACTGGAAGTACTCTTCACTAGTCATTTCATATGGCTGTTTTTCAGAAGCGGTTGTCTTTGGTGCAGACTTTTCTTCTGCTGGAACTTGCGGAGTTGGCCTTCCGGTGGGCTTATTGCTCTCGCTTCTTGACGCACTCGGATCGTCCGGGGCAAGCCTTACGCCCTTCTTGCCCTTATCCGCGCCTTCCAAATACTCAAACTCGTAAAATGTCTCTCCGTTTACATCCGTTGTTTTGCCGGTGTACTTGGCCTCATTGCCATACCAGAAGAACTTATTCCCCTTGGCGGTTTCTTCCGATACTGGCTCAGTTTCTTTCATTGGGCTTGTGGTGGCGGGTTGCGTGGCTTCCTTCTTGCCCATTGCGCGATCATACTGGATGCGAGCGTATGCAACCTCGTTTGGCGTCTTCGCCTCGTTTAGTAAGCGAAGCGCCTCATCCTCGGCCTTGAGCCTCTTTGCTGCACCCGCCACATCGCCGCCGTACCCGCCTTTCATGTAGTCTGGCGTCGTGCGCGGGTCAACAGGAGACGATCCACCAGACTTCTTGGAGTCATAGGCCATGCTCTCGTCAATCCACTTCCCGGTAAGGCGCTTGTGAATGGCATTGGCAGCTTCCTGTGTGCCGATAACGAACGTACCGTCACCCGGAACCTTGATGGTGGCGACGTTGGGCACGCCTTCGTACTCGCTCTTCTTGTTGGGCAGTTCGCTCCACCTCGCCTGAATCTCGCCGGTCAGGTAGTCCATCTGGTCCTTCGTAAGCCCGTGCTTGTCCACGCGGTCCTTGGCCTTCTTGAGTTCGTGCAGGCTCTTGGGCGGCGCAGCAGGCTTCGGCGCGTCCACGACCTGCGTCTCTGGCGAATACGTCACAGCATTGCGAGTGTCCATTTCGGCTTTTCGCTCAGCAAGTTTCTGCTGCAACACGGCCTTCTGGGACTCGGGAGTGGCCTCGGGCGCGGGTTGCTCTGTCTTGGCTGTAGCGCCAGTGACCCTATCGCCAACAAACTTCTTTATCTTCGGGTTCTGGCGCATTAGGTCTTTTCGCATTGACAGAATGCCGTCCGCACCAATGCTATTGGCTCCCTTAAAGCTATGTATCTTGCCTATCCTTGCGGTCCCGTCCGCCGACACGGTATACGTCCCGTCGCCCACAAGCTTCCCGTCCCTGTAGAGGCTGACGGAATACTGCTCCGTGTCTCCCTGCCTGCCCATAAAGTCTGGCTTCGCAACATAGACGGGCCTCTTCTGCTTGCCCTTTGTCGAATTGTACGCATCAACAACTTCGGGATACTGGGCGAGCACTTCCGGCGGGATCTCTTTGCCGTTAAGGAGAGCGTCGTATACCGTATTGCGATGTGGCTTTTTCTGTGCGTTCTGGTTCAGCGCGGAATCAACGATGTCTTGCAGCATGGGCTCTATCGTCCCGTGCATTCCCTCGTGGGCCTGCCACACGTATTCGTTTCCGTCCTCGTCCCTCGTCTGTCGCAGCTTGACTTCGCCTTTCGGCATGTCGGGGAACTTCTTCCTTACGGCATCCGACAAGCGGGCGATGTCCTCGTTAGTCGGATTCTGGACAACCTCTGTTTTCTTTCCGTAATTATCAAGAACGATAGATTGCCTTGGCTTCAATGGGGGTTTTTCGGAATCGTACTCCTCCCGCGTCATCTCCCACGGCTGTTTCGCTGGCTCAGTCTTTGCTGGCTCCGCCTTGAATGCTAGCGGCTCCGGCACGCTGAACCCATGGCTCTTTGCCGTCTCAGCAGTAACCGTTGTCTTTCCGCCATCTGGAGTCGGTATGTTGTACAGGCCGATAGGCTCTTGTCCACGGGGCCGCTCCTGTAGACCAACGAACTCTGCGGAGGGCTTGCTGGATGGCTCTTCTGCCTGTGCCGGGATGCCTAGCTTCGCATCAAGATACGCAACCATGTCCAGCGCGTCGTTAACGTCTTTAGTCTGCGCATAAAACCATGTCCCATAAGCGGCACGGGCAGTGCGCAGCATCTTGTTTACGTCAAGGCCAGCAGCATCATATCTCTGGGTCAATTCCTGCAACACGCGCACATCAACTGGGTCATCGAAATTCGCATCACGAAGGAATAGCTCAAGGTCTTTGTTTGCTTCCGTCTCGTCTTCTATTGTGCCGCCAGCCGTAAACTTGTCCAGCTTTTCACGAAGCGTCTCCACCTGACGATAGCGACTTGCCGTTTCTGGGCTGTCAGCCATGGCCGTGTTGTCAAAGGCGTCAAAAGCCTCGTCAGATATGTTGCTGAACATCTTGGCTTTGCGTCGATAGCCATACTCTGTGTTGGGTATGCTATTAAATATCTTCTGCTGTTCTGGTGTCAGGTATTTCTTGGCAACTTCCTGCTCTTTTGCGTCCATCCTAGCGTCTTCGTCTGCCATGAACGCATCAATCTGTTCCATTGGCATGGTAGTCAGATCGAACGGAGCAGACTGCGCTTCCATCACAGGCTCTTGGCTTGGCAGTGCTACGGATCTGGACTGAGGCTCCTGAACCGGGGTTGCTTCCGCCGCAACAGTCTCTCCGCCACGCCGACGAATGGCTCCACGGAACTGCGGTGCGCCTGTGGTTGTCGTTGGGCGTTCACCGGGATAGGGCCTGTCCTGAGGGCGAACGGATGCACGAGACGGAGAGATAGGAACACCAACCTCAGCGGGACGCTCTACAGGGCCTTGTCCACGCTCCGGCGCAACAGGAATAGGCTCGGGCTGCGTTTGTGGCTCCACGGCGCTCTGGGATGGGCTGGCGGGCAGCGTGGGGGCTTCCTGTGTGCGAACTGCCGATCCGTCCTTGATTTGCAAGGCAAAATAGATAGCTTGGGAATCTGCATTCCCGCTACGGACACTACCAAGCGGGCGCATGTCTCCGGGCCTGCCGTGCATTATGAACAAGTCTCCATTCTTGCTCTTTATTACCTCGTACTGGGCTTCTGCCGCATCGTCGTAGTATATTCCCGGCTCTATAGAATCGCCACCAAGCTCGGAAAACTTTTCGTTCTTAAGCTTGGTATCAGCCTCTACGCGGGCCAATTCCTTGGCGTCCGATTCCGCCTTGCCTTCTGGCGAAAAGGCCCTCTCTCGTTCCTTCGCCCGCTCCGCCGCTCTTGCTGCGCCATCCTCCTTTGCCTTTGCTAAATCTATCGGATCGCCATACCGAGATTGAGCAACAAGAACACTAACAGTGTCCGCTCCGTACTTGCCGCGAAGACCGCGCAACTCATTTTGGTTGTTGTTCTGTATGGCGCGAAGATCTTCCGGCGTCAACGCATCCGCTTCCTGCACTACGGGCGCTTCTTGGGGCGTTGTGGCTGGCTGTTCTGGCGTCTCGAACGACTTGGCAATCTCTTCGTAGAGCGCATCGGTACTGTCTGGCTCTATGGGCTGCGGGCCTCTTGGATCCGTAGACTTCTTCAGGTCTTCGTATATCTTTGAGGCTTCTGCTGCCAGTTCGACCTTGGCTGGAACATTGGGCGTTGGCCCTTGCTCTCTGTTTGCCCCACCGGGAATCATGCCGCCGAGAAGGAAAGAGGCCGGTATGGTTCCAGATTCAGCATACGCGCCTTTTCCGGCATCCACCAGAAGCGTCTCGAAGTCCCTGATCGTGCCTAGCTTTCGCTGTCCAGAGGCAACTTCAGCAAAGGGATTGAGTCCGCCTTCAGCAGTTTCGGTACCAGCTTCCGCAAGACCCTTGGCGATGAATGTCGCAATGCGGCCCTTGACTGCGGCTGGAACCATGTCTGGCAGCTTCTCAAGGAACGGGATGGAGTTCAGGATAGCCGAGCCACCACCAATTACGGCGGCACCAGCAAGGGCATTCTTCTCGTCAAGACCTTCTTTGCGTGCCTTCTCGAACCATGGAGAGGCCGTAAGTGCGCCACCCATGACACCGGCACCAGCAGGACCGCCGACCATGGCACCACCAATTGCAGCAGCAACAGACGGAGCGCCTTGCCCAACATCGGAAGCCAGCTTGGTTGCCTTGGTCCACAACGGGGCATTGCCAAGGTACTCAGTGCTTGCCACCGTTGGATTTGCCTGAATGGACGGAGCATTGGCATAAGGTGCGAAGAACTGTTCAGCAGCAGCAGCCTGACCAGCCATAGGGTTAGGCGTAGGCGCTTGCTGTACGGCAGTCTGAGCGGCTTTGTAGTCGAAGTTAGCTGGAGGCATTGCCCCCGGCCCCATTGCGGCAGGAGATTGCCTGAGAACGTCAGCCTGAGCAGCATAATAACCACCGGCCATTTCGGGTATAGCGCCCGTAACGCTCTTCGCAACGTCCACCGTACCGCGAGCAAGACCCTTCAGCGATTCCGTAAGCGGTGCCAGCCAACCAACCTCATTGGGCCTTGGCGTGGCGGCAACGTCGGTGGATGGTTTTGCTGTAACCTGACCGGCCTTTAGCTTGTCGTATTCCTCTCTGCTGACAGTACGCCCAAGCTGACTTCCTATTGGGGCTTGGGTTGGGCTTGCTTGGGTTGCAGGTCCGCTGCCGGAAAGCAACTGATTGTACTCTTCGGGAGAGAAATAAGATGGCATATCGTTATCCGGTCACTTCCAGTTGGGAGGTACTGCGTTCATATTGACTTGCGGGCTTGCCTGTTGGGCTGGAGCTTGCTGCTGAGCGGAGTTGTCTGGGAAGATAATCTCTCCGTTGACTACTTGGTACTCTTTGCCCATCATGTCCAGCACATTCGTCTTGGCGTCCAGTTCGGCTTGAGCCTGATCTTCTGGCGTTGGCTCGTACTTGCCGCCGTTCTGGATTGTCTTCTCTTTGACGATGTTGTTGTACTGGTCTTTCTTGTCCATCTCAATCCACGTATCAATTTCGCGTTGATTCGTGAACGGAGCCTGACCGTACTGAAGACGAGTCGTGACAAGTGCCTCGTTCTGGATTTCAGGAAGGGGACGCTTGACCCCCTCGTCCGTTGCCGCACGCATGAGGTCTTTCGTGAGAGACGCCGCCTGTTCGTAAATCTTAGGATGGTCGGGGCGGTCAACAACGTCTTGGCTTTTCGACGTAGACGGAGCCTGAGCCACGTATTCAGGATGGAATCCCGGCTTTACATAGGCACGCCAAAGCTCTTGCTGCCCACTGTCAGGGTTGTTCCTGACGATGGTATCAAGCTGCCAACCCTGCTGTTCCATCTGCTTGGCGTCCAATTCAAGACCCTGCTGCTGAATATCCACGCGCTGCTGGTCAAGACCAAGGCCCTGCTGACGAAGACCCATCTCAGACTGGAACTGCTGTCCCTGCTGCTCAAGTCGCTGCTGGTCGATCTGATTGCCTTGTGTCGCCATCTTCTCACGGCTCGAACGGTCAAGGGAGCTTTCATTGGCACGCTGTTCTGCCTCGAACTTGGCTTGCTCCTGCATCATCTTGCGTTCTGCAATCTGGTTCTTCAATGCGGTCTGCTGCAATTTAAGCTGCTGCTGACGGTCCTTCTCAGACTCAAGGCCCTGCTGAACCATCTGCTGCTGCTTCATTCGCTCGGCCATGGAGTCAACATTGGACTGCTGCGCCTGACCAAGAACGAACTGGGCTTGCTGCGGATTAAGCCCGACCATGGCACCGCCGCCGATATTCGGAAGGGTGCTTCTCTGCGGACCCTGAGCAATCTGCTGTGCGATAGGCTGCTGCATTCCCTGCATGAACTGCTGAGCAAGTGGAGCAAATGAACCACCCTGAGTCTGCTGCCGTGCGCCCTCGAACGTGTTGATAATGTCTTGGTCCGTGGCGTGGTCTGGGAAGTCGAAGTATTGGCCTGAAGCCCTGTCTAGAACCTGCATTAGAAACCCCTCACGTATTCACGGCTACCATCAGGATTGACAATAACCTGAGGCTGTGCCATGCCAAGGCTCTGCCCAAGCGCATTGGCGAACCGACCGAAGTAGCCCTTTGCCTGAGGCGCAGCAGCAATGCCACCGCCGAAAGTGGGGGGCATGTTCTTCTGGCTGGTCGGGTACTTACTGATTGCCTGAACCTTCGGAATGACTTGCTTCGCGGGACCGTCAATTTCTGCGGCCACAAGAGGGGGAGACGCGCCTAGATTGCTCTGTGCGCCATTCTGTACGTTCTGGGCAAGTTCCCCTGCCTTCCCGTACTGATAGCCCTGCATGGCACCCTGAGCGCCTTGCATGAGGGTTCCGCTTATGCTTGGGGATCCGCCAGACAACGCAGTTCCAGCAGCACCACCAAGGGCACTGCCAAGACCACCAGCAAGGGCCATTGATGCGCCGCCTGTTACGGGAGCAAGAGCAAGGCCAGCAACACCACCGAGCAGACTTCCGATGGAGCCACCGAAGACGCCCTTGTTCTTCTTCTCCTCCTCCTTCTTGGCCTTTTTCAATGCCTCTGCCTGAATGCCAGCCTGAGCCGAACCGACAAGATTCTGCGCCAATACGTTCTGGCCGGGATTGTTCTGGGTGAATACCTGAGCGTGCTGCCCCAGAAGAGAGGCAAGCTGCAAGGCTTTTTGTGCGTCAAATGCCATCACGCGACTCCTGCAAGTAGTTGAGTTGCCAAAGAAACGCCACCAGCGAGGAAGCCAGCAGCAGGAGATCCCATTGCGGTACCGGTCTGGAGGCCAAACGAACCAGCCGTCATGACAGCAGCGGCAAGGCGTTCACCGGCAGTCTGGCGCTTATACATCTGAATCGAACCGGAAAGCGCATTTGTGGCTTGCATCGGGAACTGGAACAATTCCAGATTCCACGTTGCGTCCGACGCCTCATATCCCAAGTCAAGACCAATCTGGTCCTGAAGGGCCGTAATGGAATAGCGAGACACATCGGACTGGGCACCAACAGAACCACGGCGCTCCTGAAGCTGGAAGGTAAGTAGCCTTGCCATTTCTCCGGTGTACTGCATGGCGGTCTGGTAGCGCTCGCGCTCTGCCATAAGGCGAAGACGGGCATCCATGTCGTTAAGCTGGTCCTGACGGTCAAGCTCCATCTGGGCCAATCCCATGCCGTATTGCGTGGTCATCACGGCCCCAATGTCGAACATGCCGGTAGCGAACCGAGACACGTTCCGCATGAAAGCGCCTTGGCTACGTGCCTCGAAGGCATCCACAACGGCGTCAATCTCTGCGGTTGCGACTGTGGTTCCTGCCGCCGTAGTTGCGCTCGTATTGAACGTCTCGATTACGGACTCAGGATCCATCGAGTCAAGCTCAGCGAACCAATCATCCAGCTTCTCTTGCATTGTATCAAGGTCACTGGAAGGGTCGTAGGCAGTCACGGAGGCATATGGAGAACCAGCGGCAAGCGTCTCGGCAAACACCTCAAGCATATTGCCGTATTGGCTGAAGTCGTTTGTCGTTGCGCTAAGGCCGGGAATGCCAGCAAGGATGCCCAAGTGAACATCTTGCATGTAGTCTGGGTATGTGCTTGGAGAAGTTCCGCCACCAGCCATGTCATAACTCCTTTGTTTGCAACGTTATAGACTCACCCCAACCATTGGCCTTGAGCAACTTCCTGATACCGGACCACACCGTCTGTGCCTCTAAAGCATAGCATCCAGAAGCCTTTGCGTAAAGCTCTAATTCGTGAAGGCATTTTGAAAATGCTTCTGCCGTTGGCATGGCCTTCAAATTGAGTCCGTAGATAAGAAGTTTTGACGAACCGAGAAGCGGATCCTTCATTATCTGGGTGAACACCATGCCGACAAGCGTTGGCCGTTCTTCGTCCTTTGATAGTGCCGCCCACACCTGAATCTGACCCGATTGAACCGCAGCCATAAGGCGAGCAGCCCCACCTTCTTTTATGACCTGACCGCCAAGGGCCTCAAGTATGTTCTGCTGTATCAGCGCCCAATACTTCGATATTGCCAAAGGCTGAAGCCTGTGGAAGATTAGGTCGCTTATGAGTTTATCTTTAATCGCCACTTGGTTGTCCTGAAGTTCCACGCCTATGCCGTTTGCCTTCGCCTTGATACCGAATCTCTACCGTTGTCAGGTCCACTTCGGTTCCATTGCCCTGAATGCTGATGTAGCCCTCAAGGAAGGACAGTGGCATGTACGCCACACCCTCATGGTTCAGTATCGTCTCTGGAGTCTTCTGCACAGCATCGCCATTGCGGTAAGTGCCGTAAGCCCTAGCCGTCGCATCGCTGTATCCGTTGCCATGTAAGTGTACACAAACAAGGTGCTTAAAGTCTCTTTCAGAAACGTCAAAAGCGGCTGTCTGTATGGACCATTCTTCCGTGTTGGGTGTCTTGTATACCCCGACAAGCCCATAAGTTCCATCGACAAACATGCTGGTTGGGCGCGTTGTCATGGGTCCACCAAGGCCAAACTTAGTTAGCACATAGCAGGTCCAGCCGTCCGTTATCCAATACTCGTCACGATTTGGGTTGTGGCATATCGTCGTCTGGGCAAGCTGGAAGTCCTCAAACCACATGCCGTATTCCTGGCGCTCAGGGGTATCCTGATTGGCGTAGAAGGAGTAAAGAACGCCTTGGCTGTCAAGAAATACGTGTCGCTTCTCATTTCCGCCTACGCAGGCACGCCCACCAATGCCGAAATCGCATACAAGCGTCTCCTGAAAACCTGCCTCGGTTGCCGAAATCTCGCTTATGCTGTGGTCGCCGTAGACAATAAGCCTGCTGCCAAGCTGCTTCATTGCCCGAATATTGGACACCTTCCTGACCGGAATCAAGCCAATGTCGCCACGCTCTATGGAGTCCCATATGATTTCCTTGGCATCGTCAAAGGCGGCATCCCCGAAGAGACCACAAGCGCAGCACATGGAATGAAACGGAAGATCCGTAGCGCCGCCACCAGACTCGCTATAGATAGCCCAAGTAGTATCGGCAGCAAGGCCATCATACACAACAGACTGCGCCTGACTGGTTTCCTTCCATGTCTCGAAGAGTTCCAACCATCGTGAACCAGCCAGCCATGAACCGGACAAGCCACCCAGAACAACACGGTAGTTGTATCGACCTACGGCCTGAGCAAGGAGTCCAGAGGCCACATAAACGTCGCCATCATCGGAAGGCACATTGTACACAAGGCTTTCGCCATTGGTCGCAAACCAATACTCCATGAAGGTTTCGCAGTGCCAAGGACCGCCACGAAGAATCTCTGCTGTGCCAACAGCACGAGTATTCAGCGCCAGCGCAGACGATGCCACGAAGTCAGCATCCAGAGTCTTTACATTGGTATCCCCAAAGAGCAGACGAATCTTGTCGCCCTTAAAGGCAGCAGGGAATGGGTGCTCCTTGGGTTCAGTGGTGAATGCTCCCGGCCTTGCAATTGGCTTTGGCGACTCAAGGAAAGACCCTCCCGGTATCAAGTTCTCGCATCGGTCAAGATACGGAACATTTACCGCAGGACTCGGGTACTTCTTGAGGCCATTCACGAAGGACTGGCGTAGCTCAAAGCTGTTTTCTTGCATTAGATCAACTGCCTCAACTTCTTTTTGCCGCCCTGACGCATCTCGATTTCAACCCGCTCAAGGTCAACAAGGGAACGGTTTGCTGCGGTCAGCAGCAGCTTGAATTCGATGCCTGACACCTTCACGCGGGCATCTCCCCGGTCGTCGAAGGCCACGGCTGTCTCGTTGGTAAAGTCGTCGTTCTTGTTCAGTCGCCACTTGACGGTAACGGTCCAGCCCGAGGTGTCGTGCGTCGCCACGCGGACATGGACCACTTCATGGACACCACGGAAGCCACCATCGAATATGTCCGTCTCTATGGTAGCAGAAGTGCCAGTAGTCTCTAACGTAGGCCCGTAGAGCGATCCGTCGCGCCAGAGGCTCGTAGGCATCATGCACGGCGTCTTGCAAAGCCCTGTACGAGTCAACATAAAGCCATAGGTGCCGTCAGAAATCGAATAGAAGCGCTCCAGAGGGTCAAGCGATATGAGAAGCCCAGAGCCACTTGCTGGAGTCAGGTACTCAGAGTATCCAAGGCGTTCTACATTGCCGTTCTGGTCAACCCTGTTCAGGTTAGACGCTTCATCGACGTAGATATGTTCCTTCAGGTCGCCGCCGACGCTATTCCTGTAGCCAACGCCGACTTCCGAAACTTGATCTTCGATGAACCCGTTCTCTGTCATCCTGATTCTGGATACGCCACGGCTGCTGTATACCATCAGCAAGTCACCAATCGGACGGATGCTGTAGACCGTTCCCTTGTTCTTTACCGGGAAGAACCCAATGGCACCGCTTTCAATCGCGTCACGTATAACCACGTTCATGTCTGTCTTCTGGTCAGTTGAAAGCGTATTCCTCCCGCCGTATTCATCGAGCATGGACATGAAATCGAAGAACGGAACGTCCCTTGCCGTGCCCCCAAAGTCGGAGTACACAAGCCAAGAACTGTCTAGGCTCGTATTCTCGCCAATGGTACGGACGCCAGCGTGGTCCATTTCCTTCCACTCGTTGAAGAATCCGGTCAACTTTGATGGAATCGTTCCGCCAAGACCGCCGATAACCAAGCGGCCATTGAAGTTGGCAACAGTTCTTGGTCTCCACCCATCAACAACGTCAGCCTCACCATCGAGATTGCTCGGAATCTTGTAGACCATATAGTTTCCATTGGCAAGGAACCATATGTCTTCCTCGAAGGACGCCATCTCCCATGTTGCGTTGCCAGACGAATTCAGCGTGAAATCAGCAACAAGCGGTATCGCAGGGCTGTCCTTGCCATCGTATATGGCATTGCGGTCGCAGAGCAGTACATTGTTCGCGTCATGAACAATCATCGGGAACGGCCACGTCACAGAAATGGTTGGGTAATCTATCGGCGGAGAACCCGTTGGAATGGCAGTAGAACGGGGAACCTGCTTGGCTCCCCATTCGGTCGGGATAAGGTTGGTCATGTCAATAAGACCTTGCTCATTCCGGTTCTGTCGCTCGTCTTTGCGAAGCCCAGTCGTAAGACCCTCGACAACTCTATATTCTTGCATTGCCTAACTCCTAGATAAGTCCAACCAAATTCTTCTTGCCAGCGTGCTCCATCTCCACCTCGATATTGTCAAGGTCCGCAGCGGTCCTGTCTGGGTGCGTAAGCACTACCCTGAACTCAAGGCCGGGGACATTCACACGCGCAACACCCCTTGAGTCTGTGACAACAGGCGTAGTCCGTGTCCATCCATCCGATTTTGAGAATCTATAATCAATAGCGACTGACCATCCGGTGGCGTCCGTGTCAACCGTCGTGAGCGACACCGTGGTTATCTGGTCAATATGCTTTCGGTCCTTTGCGCCAAAGCGACTAGTAACAAGCTCTACTCCAGCCTCGGTATCTCCGATAAGCATTCCGATAACGCCGCCCTCAGCAAAAGAGATTGACGTTGGAACCCATGGTGCTTTTCCAAGTCCGGTCTCGGTAAGGACATAGCAGTGTTCATTCAGTTCAGCGTCTTGCCCTGAAATGTAGAACTCGTTCCTCTGCGCATCGTGAGAGATAACAATGTCGCTATCGAGAAGGTCACGGAAGATGTATCCATACCCAATCATGTCGGCCTGAAGGTCAGGGCTAACCTTCCAAAGCTCACCGGATGAGTCGATGAATATATGTCCGAACTGGTCTCCGCCAACAGCCCCTCTAGAATGCACGCCAATGCCCCTACCAAGCCCTATAAGCTCTCTTGAGCCAAATGTAGCAACTGGCGTGCTGAAAGGCACCAAAGCCGTTACGCCGCCATCTCCGTAGGCAACAACCATCTCGCCAAGACGCTTCACGCAGAGTACCGTGCCTTGCCAAGGAAGCGGACACATACCAAACTCGTTGCGCTGCATGATCTCTCGCCAAGGAGTCATCGTTCCGGCATAGGAGTCTGCGCGAACAAGCGTAACGGAAACATCGTCCACGTTGCCGGTGAACGAGTTGCCAATTATGGACAGCGTTGCATTGTCTTCAGTCGCCAGTATCGTTACTGTATGCGGACCATCTCCGGTAAACGCAGTCGAGCCAGCGGTTCCGAGCTTAACGGTAATTGTCCCGCTCGAAGTTCCGCCTATCGTAAGCGAAACAAGATAACTTATTCCGCTCGCTATCGGAACATTCATATTGGCGGCGGCTTGCTCTGTGTTGCTGAAGATAGAAGTTCCAGCGCCAACCAGCTTGCCGCCAGTTATGGACCAGTCTGTTCCAAGTGACCAATTAGAAGACGAAGAGAAATTTCCGTTGGCTACGTGATTCTGGAGTGGAATATCTTCCTGTGTGTAAAGCTCCTTGGATATGAGCCAAAGCAGGTCGCCACCGCCAATCGTGCTCCACCATACCCAGTTAGAACCAGCACCATCAGCCATGGCTGCGGCCTTCTCTCGGATCTCTTGCGGTGCATTCGTGTCAAGCGTTCGCCAGTATGCGGGCCAATCTGCAAGGGCATAGAAGTTGTCTGGGTTGAATCCCGCCATAATTGCACGACCAGACTTCAGCGAGCAACCTGTCTTAATGGTTACGTTGTCTGTTGCAGTCGGTCTGCTGTAATAGCCCGTCTTGAATATAGACGTTGTTCCATTGAACAATGCCCACGTAGTATGGAAGTCCATGAAGTGCCACGGACCATCTGGCGTTATAGAACCATCTCCGGGAGATGAAGATCCGAAATCATCAGCGTCGTACAAAAGTATTTGAGAAGCAGTCCAATCGGATTCATCGACCTCATAAATGGAATCATCAAAACATAGCAGCGTTATTGCCTTGCCACGAAACAACTGCGGGAACGGGTATGATATTGTCTGCCCAAGCGTTGTGGTGATATACGAATTCGTCATCGGCTGAGTAATGTCGATGTAGTCCTTCAGGCCGAACTTGGTTGGTCGAAGGCCGGTACACACATCGAAAGCAAGCGCATTTGAACCAACGCGCTCGTCAATCTTCAGGCCGTTTTGAAGTGCCTTATCAAGCTGTAGGGTGTACTGTTCCATTGGTCGCCTTGAAGGTGAAGGCCAGATTTACGTTGACCGTGATTTCGTCTTCTTTGTCGTGACGAACAAGGTGGACCGCTACCGAGTTTTCGCTATCAACAGGAATACTGCCAATGCGATGAACTCCGGGTTCCTGCACAGAGAAACCATTAACGAGGTTATCCCCATAAAAGCAGTGAACCATGAGGCCGGAATCCGCTGCAAGATCCTTAATCTCAATGCTCGCATTTTCAATTACTCCATTGCTTGGAAAGCGCCATGTAAATGCACGCACACTGCCATTCGCAGGAACAACAATGTCTCCGCAGTCAACGTATGTCGGAGCGGCAACCACTTGGTTCACAACCACGGCCCTTCGCTCAATGGGCTTTCCCGGTTGGCGTCTGGGGATACTTCCTCGCATATTCATGGCATCACCCGTTCATTACAAGGTCTTCTGGCGGACCAGACACCTCTTCGGCAATAAGGTTGCGGTAAAGGTCAAGCAGCTTCTCAAGGATTGGTCGCTCGAAGTCTGCTGCGCCGGTCGTATTTCGATGTAGATGTATCTCAATCTCACGCCTTGCAGCCATGCAAAGAATCTCTGGGTACTGACTCCAGAACGACACGTCTTCATCGTCGCAAAGCTCTGCGCTGTACCACTCGGCAAGCACCTCGACCGTGTAGGTGTCATCACAGGGAGGCATCACGTATATCCCCTTGTGCGGGTAGTGATTGCCAAACATGATCAGGTCGTAGTCGGTGAGTCCTTCAAGAGCGAAGGAGGCCGCATCTTCGGTGTACTGCTCAGGGGCAAGCCCAAGGATAGCCGGGGTCCAGTAAGCAGGAACGCCATTGGTTTCTCCAGCAAGCGTGTCCTTGGTGTACTGTTCACGGATCTCGTCAAGCGTGAGTCGCTTCAGTTTCTTCCTGTCGCCGGAAGCCTGATTCACCCATACGGACTTGATGATTCTGTTGTTCTGGAAGGTTACAAGAGACTCGCCTTCGACCAGTTTCTTGTAGAACCATGCCTCGCTCTTATCGTACTGAAACTTGTCGTCCAAGTATCGAGCGCCGCCACGAATGTATTCGTCCATTCCATTATCGGCATAGTCGCCAGAGTCATAGTCAGCCACCAACTCATAGTGACCGCTTTCTCTGGCAAGTCGTTTTCTAATCTCAAGTAGAGTTGACATGGTGTATCCTATGCAGCATTGACAAAAATCGCTATTGCCAGCGGCCTTAGCTTCTACGTTGCCAAGCGTTATGCTTCCATAACCCAAAAGATTGCTATCGCCACCACCGCCAACAGAAATACTGCCAAGTTCTATTGCTCCAACGCCAGTTATTGGCTCTGGTACCGTGTAGTTTATTTTGCCCCACACAGTTACAACATTTGCACTTACTGTTGTTGGTCCAAGCGCTAGAACGGAAATTGCAAGACCAAAATTAGAGCCGAAATCATTTGACTCCCAAGTCAATCCCATCAAATCTTCGTTATATTCAACCGTTTCTGCTGATGTAGGCCAAGCACCGACTTTTGCAATGTTGTCACCAGAAGGAACACCGTCCTTTATAGGCCGAATTAATAGATCAAATACCTTGTCCGAAGGAAGATAACCATCGACCCATCTTTTTATTTTGTATTGAATCGACGTTATTTGCGCATCATCAGGAATGTCTATTCCTGATGGCTGTTTTATAATTAGGTAGCCGGACTCTCCGCCCAGTAACGTAAATGGCCTTGACGCATAACTTGAGTCGTCTGATAGAGCAAAAGATGGCTGATCCCATTCTCCACTATTGTCTGATTCCGCATACTGAAACAAAAACCATCCAGTAGTTTCTTCTGCAATTTCTGAGCCACTTACGGACACAGCACCCAAAGAAATTGCGCCACTTCCGCTAAATGACTGCGTTCCAGCGCCAGATGTACTGATTGCGCCTAGCATTATATCGCCAGTGCCATTCAGTGCTCCAGAGGACACCCCATCAACACCTAATGCGCCTAATGTTATCGCGCCAGAGCCGGTAAGGGACTGCGTTCCAGCGCCAGAAACCTCGACATTGCCTAGCGCTGGTGTTCCAGAGCCGTCTTCCCTTTCGGTGCCGGTGCCAGATACGGTTGCAGCACCTAGCGTTATTGCGCCCGTTCCGGTGTTGCCGCCCGTCGTGAAGTGAACATTGATCCACATCGCATCCACAGATACGGTGTCGCTGCCACTATCATCATCACCAAATTCTATTTGAAATCCGAAATCAGTCGCGACGGCCTGCGCTTGCGTGATCGACGTACCCCACAAATCAGCCGCGCCGCCTCGGTCATAATTTGTGGGCGTGCCTGTGAGGATTGCGCCCGCTGATTTGTTAGATCCAACCTGTGTGCCGCCAACAACGAGATACACCTGTACTTCCCGAGGGCCAGACGATCCACGACTCGCCTGAAAGCGCGCCTTAACCCCGTTAATCGTGGCACCGGACGGAATTAAAGCAGACAGATCGAACGTGGCCCGAAGCCAATCGGTACTATCTAACTCAGGCGGGGCGCAGGTCGCGTAACTCGCGTCGTCTGCCGTCACACGGGTGGGATTGGTCCACGCGGTCCACCCGTCGCTTACACTTGAGCCAGCGTTCGCAATGACCCATCCCGTGGTACCGCCCGTCTCGGTTTCGATAGCGCCCGCTGTAAAGAACCCCGACGTGCTCCATGCGTTGTACATCGTATTGGAGTAGTCAGCGCTGCGCACGGAGTTTGATAGCAGGGCGACAGCAACGCGGCCCGCGAGGAACGTTGATGGCGTTGCCAACTTCAGATAGCCGATGCTGGTGGTGTTGAATGTCGGCGTGGTTATTGTTGTGGATTCTGTGCCCGAACTACCGCCGTTTTTGTAGGCCGTCGATGTGCCGGTATTCGCATCGCGAGTACCCATCATGTGGTAGTAGGTGTTCGCTACATACGTTGTCGATGTTTCCGCCGTGGACGTGCTCCCGCTGTCGCCATTGACGGTCATGCTGATCTTGTCTGCCGTCTGCGCAAAGCCAACGTAAGCCTGTGGGCTATTCGACGCGGTACTTACCAAGGCGACGGCAGGTCGATTGCTGGTCGTGTTCGCGATGTACGCCAGCGCCTCAATTGTCATCGGCCAGTTTGTTACTGCAACGCCGGTATGGTAGTGCCCCTGCGTCGTTCCGTTGTACACCGCCGCCGTTATGCCTTCGTAGGTGGATGCCGCCGTCGTTGGGGTTGCTACCGCCGTCAGATCGCGGCCTGCGCCGGTCAAGTCTGAGAGCGTCATGCCCGGCATATACGCGCCTTCGTACTCGGAAAATACGGCATCGCGCCCATAGGTGGCAGATGTCGCGTGGTCGCTCGCCGCCGCGTTGCCATAGTACACATAGTAGTCGGTATCGGTGGAGATCGACACGTCCGCCAGTACGTTGGCGAGTATCAGCCCCGTGTGCGCCGTGGCGTCATGGGCGACAACATAGCGAGCGATCTCGGTGGTGCCATCCGACTGCGTGATACGAATATCGGCAGCGCCAGCCTTGGCATTGTCGAAGAAATCCAGATTGAGCCTGCTGGTATAGATGGGCAGCAGCGAAAACACCTCGTCAACTTTCGTGGCGTCAACGGTGATTTTCTGTCTGTACGTCCAGCTTGAGTTATACCAGCCCATGTGGACTCCTTAGCCGATTCGTTTTGCGAAAATGGTCTGGCCCGTCTTGAAGACATACCAGCTTGCGTAGATCACCTTCTCGTTCGGCGTGGTCGGGTCATCGATGTACCCATCCACAACCATGTGATCGTCCTCATTTCTTTTGTTCAAGATCTTGAATCCGGCCTTGCTCACAGCCGTCTTGATCTCCGCACCCGTGAACAGAAATGGCACCGGAACATTAAGTGATTCAAGCACAGGGCGAGGGACGCGGCCTTTGTTGTAGAACGCGGCCTCTTCTGGTGCGCCAATGTTCTCGACCAGCACTTCCTGTTCGGATATTTCTATTTCAAGTTCAGATCGCTTCAGAAACGACACTCGCGTCGTGGTGATGCTCGGAAACAGCGCGTGCTGGCGGCGGAAGCTGTCGTTCTCCACAGCCCCGTCCGTCGCCGCTGCCAGTTCGTCAATAAGTTCTTGTAGTGTCATCGTGTGTTCCTTTTACGGGTTGCTTTGTGCCGCCATGCAGCGCCAGATCGATCCGTCCCACTCCAATAGCACGTGCAGCGTCGTGGTCGTGACGGTAGTTGTTGGTAGAGTAGCAGCGCCGCTCGCGAATGATGCGCCCCAAGTGATAGCGCGTGCCGCCGTGCCGGTAATCCTCAGCCGTAGCTGGTCCCAGTTATCCGGCGTGCCGCTCAGGTTCGTCGTGAACGATGTGATATCCACGGCCAGCGCGGTTATCTCGTAGCCGTCGTAGTTGTCGGTGTTGATCGTCGGTGTCGCGCTGCTGGTCGTGGTGCCGACGCGGGCCTTGACGCGCTTGTTGGTGAGCGTCTGCGTGGCTGCGAGCATGGCGAACGTGTCAGTACCACTGGGTATCGTGTGCGCATTCAGGGTGCCGACGCCCGCGACGTTGCCGCTCGTATCAGCTATGGTGACAACTGAGTTCTGCACCTGCCCCGCCGTGCTGTCGAACCGCGCCACGGCGTTATCAGTACTCGCCACAGCAAGCACGAGGTCGGACGCCACAATTTTCTTAAGGTTGCCCGTGTCGCTCGCATCGCCAATCAGGATGCTGTCACCCGCCGCCACCGTCACAAGCGTCTTGCCGCTGATAGCCGTCTTGTCTACCGTCGCAGCAAATGAACCGGTGCCGCTGCCGGTAACATCGCCCGTGAGCGTGATGGTCTGGTCGCCCGTGTTCGTGCCTGAGTTGGTGCCGGTGATATTCGAGGTTAGCGCCAGCGTTCCGGTGCCGCCCGGGATGGTGTGGGTGTTGAGTGTGCCGACACCGGCCATGTTGCCCGTGGTGTCTGCAATCGTCACCACGGAATTCTGTATCAGCTTGCCCGTAGTCGCGTCGAATCGCGCCACGGCGTTATCCGTCGCGGATGCCGGGCCCACCACGTCGCCGCTACCTGATACCGTCGCCCATGAGTTGTCACCGCGCAAGTACGTGCTGCTGCTGGGTGTGCCCGTCGCGCTCAGCATGGCGATGTCCACAGCCCCCGCCGCGATAGTAGCCGCCACGCTGCCGGTGCCGCTGGCTGTCACGTTGCCGGTCAGCGCTGTGATGCCGCCGCCAGTCGCAGCTTGGAACGTCGGGTCTACGCCAGCGCCGTTGCTGGTCAGCACGTGCCCCGCGGTGCCAGCGGAGGTTGCTTGCAGCGCGCCCGTACCGTTGCCAATGATGACGCCGCCATCGGTGAACGTGGCTGCGCCGGTGCCGCCGTATGGCACGGTGCTGTATGCGATGGTGCCGGTAGCCGCTGGCAGCGTGGCAACTGTGGTGCCCGCCGTGGCGTCTGCTTTGATGGTCGTGGTGCCGCTGGTCGAGCCTTTAACAATCAGCTTGCCATCGTCGAACGACTTGGCGCCAGTCACGGTCTGCACGCCAGCCAGCGTCATGTCACCACCGCCCGGGAGCCCAGTCAAGCCGCTGCCGTCGCCGGTGATGGTGCCTGAGACCGCAAGGTCGCCGGTGATGTTGGTATCTTCAAATTCATTCGCCATCAAGCTATCTCCTGGAGCACCGGCGCGCAAGCCGTGAATCGCCCTGTGTTGTCAACCTTAACCACCGGAGTCCACCGCCCTGTCGTCGGGTGCCGCGCCATCAGATACGTAGCCTCCGCCGTCGTATGCACCGGGCCCACCACGGGAAAATCTATCGCCGCACCCGTGAAGGAAAAGGAGGATGCCTCAATCACGCCTGCCGCAAAGTCGATGCGCACCCGTCGCACACACTCCACGTTGATATACATTTCGTCCGCACTGATAACCTCAATCGGGCTTGCGCTTCCCGACGCACCCTGTGGCACCGGACGAAATTCAAAGCCCCT